ACGGCCCCCTCGATGATAGGCGAAGCATACGACCGCGGGGATTGCCGTAAATATATGATCCTCTGTAAATCTTGCAGCTTCCCCCAGGAAATTAAACAAGAGCATATCAACAAAGAGACCGGAATAATCGGCGGCTTTCAATGGGATATGGACGACGGTACCCTGGTCCTCGAGTCGGTCCGGTATTGTTGCCGAGATTGTGGCCATGAACATTACGAGCATGATAAAGAGCGTTTATTCTCTGCGGAGTATGGCGCCCACTGGAAGCCCACAAAAAAGCCCAGGGAAGCCGGTATCCGTTCGTATCATCTTCCCGCCTGGTATAGTCCTTTCGGTTTTCGTCCCTGGTACAAAGGGGTTAGCGATTATCTGGAAAGTTACGACCTGGAAGCGAAGCAAATTATAGATATTTCTAAATACCAGGAATATTATAATAATACGCTCGGGGTCCCGTTCAAACCGTTAGGGGCTAAGGTCCGTTTTCAATCAGTATCAGCCCACCGGCGAGCGGTTTATCGTCTCGGGGAGATTCCGAACAAATACGCCGCGCAACATTCCGGATCTAAAATATTATTTCTTACTTGCCAGGTCGACGTACACCTTAGAAACCTGGCCGTAACTGTTTTCGGCTGGACCAGGGACGCGCGTAGTTATGTTATCGACTACTGGCGATTTGAGCGCGAGGACGAGTCGGACGATTGCGGGGAATTGACTAGCCCGGTATGGGGTCGAGTTAGAGAGCTTATCGAAGAGAAAGAATATATCGCCGACGACGGAATTAAGTATCGAGTAGCTTTAACCCTTATCGACGCGGGCTATGCTAACGCTACGGTATGCGCGTTTTGTTCGGATTATGAAAGCGGGGTTTTTCCGATACTTGGCCGAGACCGTCCCGGAAAAAATCAAACGATTAAAGAATTTTCGGAATTCACCACCCAGACAGGTACTATCGGCTATAAGGTTTTAGTCGATCACTATAAAGATCGACTCGCTCCGGTATTACGTAGGTCCTGGACCGAAGAAATGGGCGAACAAAAAATATATCACTTTAACGCCCCGGTCGATATTTCGGATAAGCAGCTCAAAGAATTAACCGTCGAAAGTCGGCGGGAGAAAATCGACGATAACGGAAACACGACGTATTACTGGCACCGCCCAGGTAATGCGGCTAACGAATTATGGGATTTAACGGGCTATGGTCACGCGGCCGTAGAGATAATGGCCTGGTCGATCTGTATCCAGCATTTTGAACTTAAAACTATTGACTGGCCTAAATTTTGGGATTATATAGAATCCGAAATGCTTTACTCTGAATCGTAACGCGGGTATTCTGTAATCCTTGATAGAAAATAAATCCTCTCTACAGGTGATAAAAATGTAATGGACAGAGCTTTTATTCAAGGTCGGATTGATGCGACCAAGACGCAAATAGTAGCGTATGAGACCGCGGCGGAAGCCCTGGCGAGCGGTAGCGTTCAAACGTATACACTCGACACCGGTCAAACCCGCCAGACTGTTACTCGTCTAAATTTAACCGAATTACAAAATACTATCGACCGATTATACAATCGATGCGCTACTCTTCAGGCTCGATTAACCGGCGGTAATACTGTACAAGTGAGGCCAGAATTTTGAAATTTCTCGGAAAAGAAATATCTATATCCTGGGGGAGTAAAGATCCCGTTGTCGAGTCTGTTGACGTTAATGATCTTAGCGCTTTCGCGGGCCAACTTGTTACGGACCACTGGGAGCAATCACTATATGATGGGGGTAAGTTCGCCGGCGGATTCGGAACCACTCAGATACAGCACGTAGACTACTGGACACTTCGCGCCAGGTCTGTACAATTATTTACCGAAAATCTCTACGCGCGCGGGCTCGTAAGACGTCTGATCACTAATGAAATAAATACCGGGCTAACCCCCGAAGCGGCGCCAGATGAAGAGATTATCGGCGTCCCGGTTGATAGTCTTAACGACTGGACCGAGACGGTAGAAAATCGATTCGGTATCTGGGGTAAAAATCCTAAAATTTGCGATTGGAAACAAAGTAAAACTTTCGGAGCTATCCAGAGAGCGGCGAGACTCGAGGCATTAATCAGCGGCGACGTATTAGTCGTCCTACGACAGTCCAGGCGAACTAATCTACCCATGATACAACTAATATCGGGTAGTAAGGTTATGAGCCCCCTCGGCGGTGACGCTAAATTAAGAAAGGGACACATTATCCGCCATGGTGTCGAAACAGATATCCGGGAACGTGTGGTCGCCCACTGGGTAAAACAGGATGACGGAGATATTAAACGTCTACCAGCATTCGGCGAGCGCTCGGGTCGTAAAATATCATGGCTAGTCTATGGTACCGATAAGCGCCTCGATGAAGTTCGGGGCCAGCCTCTTCTATCCATTGTTTTACAATCACTAAAAGAGATCGATCGATATCGAGATAGTACCCAGCGTAAAGCCGTTATTAATTCTATGTTGGCTATGTTTATCAAGAAAAATACTGATAAACCAGGTACCTTACCAGTAACCGGCGGCGCGGTTCGTCGCGGGACCGTTACCAGTACGCAAGACGGGGAAGCACGTAAATTTAATATGGCCGGTCACGTTCCTGGCATGGTGTTTGAAGAGTTACAAGAGGGCGAAGAACCTGTCCAGATGGGAGGACAGGGGACCGACTCTCAATTCGGAGTTTTTGAAGAGGCGGTAATACAAGCCGTAGCCTGGGCCAATGAAATACCCCCAGAAATTTTACGCCTGGCATTTTCAAATAATTATAGCGCAAGTCAAGCCGCGATTAACGAATTTAAAATTTATCTTAATCGCTTCTGGTCCGACTGGGGAGAGTCTTTTTGTTCTCCGATATATGTCGAATGGTTGATCAGCGAAACATTATTACAAAACGTAATAGCGCCGGGGCTACTAGAAGCCTGGCGAAACCCTAAACGGCATGATATTTTCGGCGCCTGGATTTGTACCGATTGGTACGGCTCGATTAAACCGTCGACGGATATGTTAAAACAAGCCAAAGGCAGCGAATTACTCGTTAAAAACGGCTGGTCCACGAACGCGCGCGAGGCACGTATTACCACGGGTACCAAGTTTTCTAAAAATGTTAAAAGATTAAAGCGGGAAAATGAACAGCTCGTCGAGGCTTTACGACCGATGCTAGAATTTACCGCGGAGCTTAACGCCCCGGAAGAACCAGGCGCGCAAGGCGAAGGAATGAATAACGCGATTGAGTCGCGACTAGATGGCATTCTCGAAGCTCTCGACGAAGCCGGCTACGAGTCGGATTTTATCGAAGGATTCGCGGAGGTTATCAGTAATGGCGGATGACTCCGGAAAACAAAAAGGACGTAACGCGGCCCTCCAAATCGTCAATAAATTTAAGACGAAGCAACCAGCCCCCCAGGAACCCGTATCGCTAGATACCGACGCCCTGGTCGAAGCTATCGAAGCACTATCTAAAAACAATGTGGATTTATCCCCCATTGTAGAAGCTCTGGAAAATAGCCAGCCGGAAGCCCTGGACCTATCCCCATTAATCGAAGCTATCGCAGCTATAGAAATGAGTGTCGGTATTGACTTAAAACCGGTCACGGCCCAGATACAAGCTCTCGCCGAAAAGTCTGCGACTGATTTTAAACCGGTCGTCGATAAGCTGGACGAAATTAAAAAAGCTATGGAAAAAAATACCGATGTATTATCGGAACTTGTCGCCGTTGCTAAGTCTTCAAAATTTGTAAAATACGATACTATGGGGCGTATCATTGAAATAGGATTTAAGGAGTAATAATCATGGGTTGGTTAAATCGATACAGTGTACGGATGCAGCAAAAAAGGGTATTAATTGTAGACGCCCAGAACGCCTCTCACGCTAAAACATTGGCCGAAGATGACGTCTTATCAATGGAAGACGCGGAAAAAATACAGGCGCAAAATGCCAAATTATTACAGGAAAATACCGGAACTTCAGAGGACGGGTTACACGACTTAAATCGTTATGAAGTTAAAGTCAGATTCAGGCGAAATATTGTAGTAGATGCGGAGAGTAATTCGGACGCGCGACACTGGGCGGAAGAGGACCAGGGCGCCTACGATGATACAGAGTCGGGGTCTATGCAATATCAACAAGTAACGTTTATGAGAGAAAGAACCGGAACCACTTAAGAGGGATATTAAAATGTTTGTTTTAAAAATTGCTAACACTTCGCCCGCGATTTATATCGGGGTTATTGATGGGTTTTTTGAGAAAGTAGAAACCACTAACCAGGCGTTACAGCTCGGACGAATGAGCGACGCCCAGTCCATGCAATCGATTATAGTTGATACGGTAGAGGTAGTATCGTTACCATGAATAATTGCCCTTACTGCGGTAGCGAAGTTTTCGAGAATGACGCTACCCAGGAAAACGAGACGCAATGGGTAAATTGTTGTAGAGGCTGTCAAAAATATTCTATTTATGATGAACCTACCGACGAACAATTACCCATGGACGAGCCTAGGAGATCCGAGGGTTGACCGTTGTCGCAAATAATACCCGAGTAAGGGGGGACGTATTCAGTAATACGGGTATATCCTCTATCGGCGGCGGCGCGGGCGCGGAATCCACAGATAACCCGGCGGCGTTCTCGTACCAGGGCGTAGGAATTATTTATCGTAAAGTAACGTCGGCCACTGGCGCGGGCTTTCAATATGAAGACGCCGGCACGTTCGATATGACGGCCGCGGCTACCCGTACATTTATGGCCAAGGTAAACGTAACCGACTTCGGCGGGCTACAAGCGACAAATGGATTACGACTCCGGCTCGGGTCCGGGTCCGGCGCATATTATGATTATATTGTCGCTGGTTCTAATGCGAAGATAGCTTCTCTAGCAGAATACCCCGCTAAGGGCGGATTTATTATTCTCCCTATCGACCCGAATATCGCCGGGTATCGAGATTCGACTACAGGCGCCCCCGCGCTTGCCTCTGGTGATTATTTCGCTTTAGTTGGGGCCTTTAGTAGCGCGTCCGCAAAAGCTGAAAATATCGGCCTCGATGCCATGGACCTAGGGACTGGATTAACTCTCGATGGGACCGCCGTAGCGTTAATAGACTTTGTAGATTTTGACGAGGGTACGAAATTAAATCGATTCGGGTACGCCTTTCTTTTAGCGGACGGAGTATTCGGGGCCTTTGGTACCTGGACGATAGGCAGCGCCACCGCTACAACGATGACAGATTCCGCCAGGGAAACGATAGTATTTCCGGATGGATTATTCGCGGCGGGATGGAGCGGCCTAGCTTTTGATTTACAAAATGCCTCGACCGCGCTAACGATTGAAAATAAAACTTTTTCTAGTCTCGGGTCTATATCTGTAGAAGATTCCAGGGCAATAATGGGGGTTACGGGTACCTCGGGCGATCTTACTCTAAATGATTGCGGATTTATTAATTTCGAATCAATGATTTTAAATTCGAAAACGGCCCTAAATCGTAACGCGATAATAAACGTCGAGTCTGTCACATTGGCGGCCGCGTTAATCGATGAATCCACGATAGCCGGTTCTCCGGTAGCTTCGAATATCGCGTCGTTTATAACCACAAATGACGTAGATAATATAACTAATTGCCCTATTACTTCCGGCGGTACCGGGCATTTTGCAGAAATACAAACCGCGGGTACCTATAACTGGGATGGGAATACCCTATCCGGATATGGCGGGACGCCAGGGTCTAACCTGGTAGCGGCGAGCGGGGACCCAGACGCGGCGCTATACAACAATAGCGGCGGCGCGGTAACGATAACCGTAATCAATGGGGCGAGTGTACCTTCCATACGAAATGGAGCCGGCGCGACAACAACAGTAATCAGCGCGCTAGAATATGAATTAACGGGACTGGATGCGGGCGCGAGTGTGACTATAGTCGATATTACGGTCCCCGCTACGCCCGTAGAATTGTTTAATGAAGTCGCCGGAGTGGACGGAATAGTTACCTATAGTTTCGATGGGGCTTTATCTGGTACCGCTATCGGTGTATATTTGCTCAATACGATAATTAAAATCAATGAATTTGACGACGTTTTACCAAGTGTAAACGTTAGTTTTCCAGTTAATCAGACCGCGGATAATGTATATATTCCATAATTTAAGAGGCTAGAACGATGACCAAAAT